GAAGGACGTTCTACTTTTATGAGCACTTTGATTGTAAATTCAACACTAAATGCATCGTCAATTAGTTATCAATCATTATCAGGACAATCAACTTTTGTAAGTACATTACAAGTAAATTCAACATTAAATGCATCATCTATTAGTTATCAATCATTATCAGGACAATCAACCTTTATGAGTACATTAATTGTAAATTCAACACTAATAGGCTCAACTATAATTATTTCTCCTGGTATATCGGGTTTTCCTCCAGGCGGACCTATAATTTCTTCATTCTATATTACAATAGGAACAACACTATATCGTGTTCCATTATATGCTTCAAGTTAAGATATTACAATTAAATTGTTATTACGTAAATTTTAAAATATAAGTAATACAATTATATACTATAATAATTATACAGAATACCATATATTATTATTGTCCCAGGAGGGAGGTATTGGTAGTGGATAAAGTGGTAACAGATTGATTATATGTTCGAATTATTAAAGGGCTGCTATTAATGGATTGAATACCAGAAGAACTCATCTAAACCGACTGAGAATGAAAAAGGGGAATTAAAATATGATACAGAAAGAAGTGTGTCCGCGACCTAAAATGAAATCTTAAATATCCGGAACAATCAACAGGATGCCAGCAGGTGGAGGTTTATTACAACTCGTTGCAACAGGAAAACAAGATATGTTTTTAACGGGTAACCCCCAAATTAGTTTTTTTAAAATGGTGTATCGTCGTCATACAAATTTTGCGACGGAATGTCAACCAATGTATTTTGATGGTACTCCGAATTTTGGTCAACGTATTACATGTCTTATCCCAAGACGCGGTGATTTACTTGGAAGGGTTTATTTAGATGTTACGTTACCATTACTTACGGATACATCTGGAAATGAATTATCATATACAAATTCAATTGGTCATGCATTAATTCAAGAGATAACATTTGAGGTGGGTGAACAGGAGATTGATCGTCAAACGGGAGAATGGATGGAAATTTGGACGCAGGTTTCAACACCAGCAGGACAAAGAGATGCATTAAATGAAATGATTGGGCGATATGAGCAATATATTCCTCCGAATATTAAACCAGGTAGTAATCCAAATGCAGGTGGATTACGTCTTCTTATTCCATTACAATTCTATTTCTGTAATAATCCAGGGTTATATTTACCACTTCTAGCATTACAATATAGTCCAATTCGTATTAATATTACATTGAGGCCATTACAGCAATTATTTTGGGTTCCACCTCCAACTCCGTATCCAATTGACGGATCTTGGAAACCAACTTGTTCAACACAGGTAAATTGTACAAATCAGATTATAAATATGATGTTATGGGGTGATTATGTATATTTAGATACGGAGGAGCGCCGTATGTTTGTAAGTACATCACATGAATATATTATTGAACAAGTACAATATACACCGCCATATTCAATAACTACAACTCAGAATACGGCAACTATTTCAGTAGAATTTAATCATCCGATAAAAGAATTTTTCTTTGTTGTTCAGCGGGATGAAATGATTAATAATAACGAATGGTTTAATTACAGTAATTTAGCAATTAATGAACCGATACCTGCATATTTAGTTTCATATATGAATTCAAATGCGCCAACGGGGCGTATGGATTTAATTTCTTCTGCAAAATTGCAATTGGATGGATATGATCGTTTTACATCTCGTGTACCTCAATATTTTAGATTACAGCAGCCATATGAGCATCATACAACAACTCCGGTTAATGCCTTTATTTATAATTATTCTTTTGCATTACGACCAGAGGATGCACAGCCGACGGGTACAATGAATGCAAGTCGTATAGATAGTATTGTATGGCAGATTGAAATGAATACATTGTTAATTAATCCAGCAATACCAAGTTGTCAACAGAGAGGAAATTGTCGTATAGTAGTTTACGGACATAATTATAATGTATTCCGTGTAATTAATGGATTTGGAGGTCTTCTATTTACAATTTAATAGAGAGATGAATATAAAATAATTTATTTACAAAAGAAAGTATTTTTTTGTAAATAGAGTGGAATGAAAGTGAATACAAAAAACTCATAATAATGAGTAATGAGCCGTGACAATACATCGCAGGTCCAATTTTGGATAGAGGGTCCATCATCCTCTGAAAATAATGAAAGAAATACAGGAGCAACTGCTCAATTTTTGTCTTATAATGTTTTATTAGGGTTATCTGTTCTCGGTGGTTATTTAGCTCTAGATCATTTATATTTACGTTCTCCTCTTACTTTTTTAGCGAAATTAGTAGTAAATGTATTATGTTTTGGTGTATGGTGGTTATATGATGCATTAAATATAGTATTTAATGGGGATGTGGTGAAAGTATATGGGTTGGGTGTACCAGGATTAGGTCCAAGGGGTATAGGTGCAGGAGTATTAGCGAATGATACGCCAAGTTCAATTCATATGAATTTTTTTATATATGCGATAGCATTGATATTTGGTGGCTTAATAGGATTAGATTCATTTTTAGTGGGAGATAAACGATCGGGTATAATTCGTTTAGTATCTACGATTACAGTATTATTTATGCCTCTAGCATTATTATGGTGGGGTTATAATATAATAAGATTTTTCTTCAGTACAGAGACTGTTGTAAATGAGAATAGTAGTTATTTTGGATCACCTTTTCAGTCATTGGCGAGTCAGTATGCATCAAAATATCCATTAATAGGAATGTTAACAAATCCTGTGTCAACTGCTCAGTTTGTAGTAAATAAAATAGTCGGTGGGCCAATTATTACTGCGGTAAGTGGATTAAAAAATTCTGTAAATAGTGTGGTAGGTGTAGCGGATAAAGCATTAGATACAGTAGGCAATGTAGTTAAGTTCGGTCAAGAATCACTTACTAAGGCGGATGAGATAACGAAAACATTAACGGCGGCGGGTACGATATTACCAAGTGTATCATTATATGGAGAGACTCAGAAGTTAAAAGGGGCACAAGCAGGTGGTAGTTTAATTGAAAAAAATTTGATTCAACCAATTTCAGAAAAAGATAGTAGCTTAAACCTCTTACCCTATACATTATTAGGTACAATTTGTTTTATTGCCCTAGGTGGTTTTATAGTAACAATTTATCGTTCGAAAGATGTCCGTTCCACAAAGCAATCAAGAGAGAAAGATGACACCCCTCCCCAACCAGGAGTTTTTCGAGAATCTGATTCAGAGAAACCCACCTCAACCTCATGAACCCTTTGTTTGTGTACGTTTTACTGCTTCTTGGTGTGGTCCTTGTAAGCGTGTAGATTCAAATCATTTACTTGGTGTAAGTGATAAAATTAAGTGGTATGTATGTGATATTGATGAGAATGATTATACTCCTGGATATTGTGGTGTTCAACAGATTCCCTCCTTTCAGGCGATTGTAAATGGAGTTCCTCAACCCATTTTCCAAAATTCGAATAACCAACAAATTAGCGAATGGTTACGAAAAACATTTCGTCTATAATCTCTTATATTAAAATTAACAAACAACAACATAACAACAATAATAACAACAATAATAACAACAATAATAAAAATAAATATTTAATTTCGTACTTACTATAAGTAGAAAATTAAATATGATAGTGAAGGTATGATTAGAAGAAATAGCAGAGGAGGTGTTTATGTTCGTTGTATTGTATGCATTTATGTGGAGTTATAAAGGAGTATAATGGTGGAAAACTTGTTTTAGAACGATGTTTATTTTTTCTGAGTTCAGAAATAAAGAAATCAACAAATGGTTTTCCAGTGGATTGTCGTTCTGGATGCCATTGAACACCATAAATAGGATAATATTTACCTTCAATTGCAGCAACATATTCTTTACCATCTTCTCCAATAGATGTTGCAAGAATATTAAAAAATCGTTTAAGATGTAAATGATTCATAAAATCAGAGGGAGAAATACCAAATTCGTGATTTTCAAGGGTTGATTTTTCATTTTCCAAGTAATGAAGATATTTCCTAGAAAATGAACTAAATAATTTGGATTTTCTGCCTTCTGATGTAATTTGAATAGATGTTAATCCGTGACCATTGTATCTTTTAAATTTAGTAAATCCACCTACTACAGACATTAATACTTCAAATCCAAAACAAGTACCCCAAATTGGGAAATATTCATCTTTTTCTAAAGAGAGTTCAATGAATCGTGAAACAGTGTCAATAAATACATTATTTTTCATAATATATTGTGTTTCACCGCCAGGAATAAAGAGTCCATTGACCATTTGAAAGAATTCTTGGTGATGAGTGGTATCGTAAGGAATAGGAATAACATGTATTCCACGTTGCTCAAACCAATCAACATACGATTTCATAATATGTGAGGAACCATATTTCATTTTGCGCGAATGTGGAATAGTAAGAATACCAACCGAATACGATCGATTTCTTTTACAAGTTCGATGGCGTGCCGTAGCCATTTGCCTATGTGTCTATAAGAAGATATTCATTTAGTTAGCAAATAGTAATCTTCCTCTACCTTCCTTCACCTCATATACATTCCATCCCTCTGTAAAAACACGCATCTCTGATTTTCGTTGAGCTAAATACAGATTTGATGTAATATTCGCTAATTCAATATGTAATGTTGGGCGATCAGCAGTAGTAAAATTAATAGAACCTTCTAATTGTCTTTGAGTTGGATAAATAGTACCATATTGTTCTCCTAATGACCATTTCATTGCACTAATTTGTTTTCCATTTGCTTTTTCGTCTTTTGCTAATTGATTTATTTGATCCCATAAATAAGGTGGATGAAGTAATTCACGATCTTTACCAGCAATTACCAGTTTAATTTGATAATAGAATTCACCAAAGGGTACAGTATAGGGTTGTGTAGGACTAGGAAAATGATCATAAAAATAATCATTCGAAAAATTATCTAACTGATTACGATCCAATGCATTATAGTTACGAAAAAACCAATAAATTCGTTCCGTTGGATGTCTTCCATCTAAACGTCTTGTAACTGCAGCGGTTCCACCTTTATCAAGAGAAATATAATCTAATTCACCAAATGTAAAATTATTTTCAAATTGTCTACGAAAGGGAATCTGTAGAGGAGTAGAGCGAAGTTCTTCTTGAACTCTTGACGGCACATAATGTTGAATAGTTGATAATAAAATAGTAGGTTGTCCAATCTGTGCTAACGATTTAGGAGAAAAATCGTGTGAAATTCCATTATCAAATTGATAGGTATATAATGGAACTGTCCAAGGAGTAGGTCGTACAGTTAAAGGATCACTACATACAACAAGATCTTCTAATTTACGAAGTGTAGCTTTAATACGAAATGTCTGCCATGACATTGCAACAAAAGGGAATCCACCATCCCCAGGACATTGAAGACCAGGCAATGGAAGTTTTAATCGTAAATGACCAGGTGTAGCCCTTAACTGAATACCACGGGCAGTTGATACATTCGTATTCAGATTAACTGTATCAATTAATCCACCATTTACTTGTTGTAAAAAGCTTGAATTCCAGGAACCTTCTGTTAACTGTTTAGCAAGTAATCCATCTCCACTCCATTCTTGAATAAGAAATTGATCTTGATAGAATTGAATTTTTTCAAATAAAAAATAGGCTGCATAATTAACATATCCATAGGAAGTACCATCTGATTTGGTTGTAATAGGATAGAGTCCATTAACAATAGAGGGTGAACACAATTCACCATTCGGTATGCGAGGTAAATTAGGTAACCAAGTTGGTAAATCAATCTCAAATGCACATTCTGTCATAACATCCCCATAAGGATCAATTTCAACTTCAAATGTTCCTCCAAAAGTAGTACCATTAAGTGGTACAATTGTTTTTCGTTCAGACAGATGATGTGAAGAAGAATCATATCGTGCATCATAAGGAAATGTGGATTCTTTATCATCTTTAACGAAATAGTTATCTTTTACACCACGGGCAACGAGTTCAAAGAGAGCCCCTTGTCCACTGGATTGATTAATTGTATTCATTCTACTGATCCATCTATTGAATTTTTTAGGCCCATCTAGTTAAATAAAATTAAGCCATAAGATGACGTAGAAGAGAACTTAGAATTCCTGATAGAAGTGAGATACCAAGTGCCATAGGGACGTTAAAGCGATAACATAGAATAATAAAAACAGCAAGAGATGATAGAAGGGCAACAAGGATAACACTTAATCCTTCACTAACAACCTGTTCCGTACGAGCCTTAACGGGGGCCCCTGTTAAAATAATAAGATGAGTAGCGAATGCTGTAAGGGCGGATGCAATAATCATAACTGTAAGAACGCCTGACCAACTAAGTTGATAAGTAAAAGCAGCTAAATAAACAGCGCTAACATTGAGCGAAGAAACTAAAAGAGACTCTAAAGCGACTTCCGTAGTGTTTTTCATCATTCTATATTATATACATATATTTTATATTTTATAAAAAATTGAAATAAATAATAAGAATTAGGATAGATAAGGTTAAGAATTAGGATAGATAAGGTTA